ATGAACCATAAAATAGTAAAGGAGCTAGTGAAATGAAAAAGTTGTTCTTAGTTCCAATAGTTTTATTATCACTTATTCTAACTGCTTGTCCTAAGTTTGAACAAAATGCTCGTGATACTGCTGCGGCTCTTGGCGGTGCTGTCACGGCAGCGCAAGCACAACATCAAACAGAATGTACAGCTACACCAACTAGTCCTACATGTGCTCTTATTAATAGAGCAGTAGCGGGGCAGAATGCACTTATTACTAGTATTGAAGCGTATTGTGGTTGGACTGCTGGTGTATTACCTACTGATCCTAATGCTGCTTGTGTTCCTGTTAGCGGTGCAAAGGCTGGTCTCCAGACAGCAATAGATAATGCTAATGTATTTATTGGGCAATTGAAAGGAGTTATTCAATGAATTATGCACAGTATATTGATCTTGCAATTGCCCTTGTAACGGAGATTCTTAATCAGTTTAAGGGGACAAATACAGAAAAAGCAATTGTAGCTGATGTACAGGCAGCCCTTGATGCTCTTCTTAAAGTTCAGGGTACTACTGTTACATATTCACAACTTGAATCATTACGAGTACAGAAGACCTTTTAATAGGTAACTATGCCACTACTTGAACCAGTAAAAGCTGATTTTGGACAAGACGGTAATAAACAACTGGATCAGTTCGTATTCAGTAATCTTACTGCTCTTATCAACAGCTATATGTCTTTACATACCAGTAAAGTACAAGAGTGGCGTCGTTTGACAAAGGGAGTACCAAAAGAAAAGACCAGAGACTTTCCTTGGGAGAATGCTTCCAATGTCATAGTACAACTCATAGGGGAGAATGTAGATACAATCAAAGCTGTACAGCTTGGGACTATCTATGAAATTCTCCCCTTGTGGGTTGCTGGTCTTATTGGTTCATGGGATAATAAAGATAAAGGAGAGGAACAGCGTTCAGTAACGGAAAGATTTTTAGACTTGATGGGACTTTCTAAACACGAGTTAGATCTTTACCGCGTAGAAAGCAAAGCAGCCCATGATATAGCAGCTCTTGGTTCTGTAGTAATTAAATGCCCTTGGGAAACGCAGGTACAACAGATTGTAACTGGTATAGATTCCGAAGGTAAATTTACAGAAAGTGAAGAGACTCTATATGACGGGCCACGTCCAGAGAAATTAGCATATGAAGATTGGGCGGCAACTCCCACAGCACAGACTTGGGAGAAAGCGAAATTTAAATATCACGAATATCGTATTACAAAACAGGAGTGTGAATACAAAGTTTATAAGGGTCACTTTGATAGCGAAGCATGGAAGAAGATTGAAAATTCTCCAGATATTGTGGGGCTAACACCAGAAGAAGAAGCAAAGATTGCTGAACAGAATCTTGATTCAGGATTTCAAGAAAAAGAACTTGCACGTTGGCGTTTCTATGAATGTTGGCTAGAATATCAATATAACAATAAGAAATACAGTATTATTTATACCATGCATCTAACTCCCCAACTACGAATGGGTGCATGGTTTAATTTCTATCCACGGAACGAAGAACCATTTGAATATGGTCGCTTGGGCTATAGCGAAGATGGGTTAATTGGTTATGGATTCGCTGAAATGGGAGAGATGTATCAGGAAGAAGCATCCACTACACATAATCAGCGAATGGATAATAGAACTCTTCTTAATACCTCTGTATTTATTGGTGGTAATAATCCACGTATTGATGCTGGTATTTCACTGTTCCCAATGGCGGTTCTCCCATTTAACAAAGATGAAGTTGATATTGTCTCATTGGGTGCAAAGGCGGATAGTTCTGTACCGGAAGAACAATTAACAATTGCTCTTGCTAAAGCGAGATTCGGGACAGATATGCCAGCGGCAGAAGGTATGGGAAGTGGTTCTGTTGGTAAAAAGGGTACATATTCTAGTATGGGCACCTTCTCTATCATGCAACAAGGTGCTCGAAGAATCAATGTTAATGTAACGGATTTTAGATTTCTCCATCTTAATCTTGGGCAAAAGTTCCTCCGACAATACGCTTATTTCGGTGTCGGAGATGATAGACTCAAATACTTCGGTGAAGATAAAAAGTATTTACAGATGGCAATGGAAGCTATTAAAGATGGACGCCTAGAATTACCAATTCGCGCTGCTACTGCTAGTATTAATAAAGAGATTGAAAAACAGACTGGCATGTTATTTACACAAGTAATGCAGCGTCATTATGGAGCTATTGCACAGATTTTACAAGGTGTGACTAATCCAACTATTCCACCTGAAATTAAAGAATTCTTGTTAGGCAGTATCGGTGGTATGGCCTACGTAATGAGTAAACTAGCAAGAGCTTTTGGATACGATGATCTGAACCGAATGCAACCAGAATTAAAAATTATGAATAAGATTCAAGACCAACAAGAAGGAGCCAATAATAATGGACAACAACCAGTTCAAAGTAATGCAAGACAGACTACGCCAAGCAACGGAAGACCCGGTATTCAGCAAGCTACGGGAACACCGAATGATAATCTTGCAGCACCTCCAGCACCCAGCACAGAAGCTACTGGAGGAGTATTACTCGGCCGTTAGAGCTAAGGCTCAGCTTAGTCTTGTATATAGTTTTAAGCAAGGTGAAACGGATGTATCGGATATTCTTCGTGGTAAGATACAGACTATTGATGAGTTCTTGCAAATGAAAGATGTATTTGATAGATATGATACTCTAAAACAGACTGTAGAAGATGAAGAAAAGAAGTTGAAAGGAGCTAAATAAGATGGCTTTCGGAAAAGTATCAAAAGAAGATTTAATAGCTGCTGGACTTGATCCAGATGAGCTTAAGACTTCTATTAAAGCTATGAAAGATGGATCAGCTACTAAGGAAGATCTGACTAATGTAACTAATGCTTTAACTGCTATTCAAGAGAGTTTTAAAACTCTTGAAGGTAAGTTAAATGCTCAACCTCCTAAAAAGGAAGAAACTCAAGTTACAGAAGAGAAACCTGACGAACAGACCGAATTTCTTACTAATCCCGTAGATTTTATTAACAAAAAAAGCGGTGCAGTCTATGGTGCAGCAGCTATTGAACTAAAGAAGATGACCCGCGATCTTGCATGGAAAGAGGGACTTCGTAATCTCAAAGGTATGGGTAATAGTACCCTGCGTGCAGAGATCGAAGAGGAATGGAAGAAATATCCGCCAGAAAAAATGGCACAATTTGGTACAGATCCATCTCTTTGTCTACAACAAATCCATGATATGATTCTCGGCAAACATCATGACGAGATTATGCAGGATGCTAATAAGAAAGATGGTAAATTCAATCTCGTTCATTCCGGTGCGGGTTCTAGCACCGGAAACACAGGAGCAGTTAATAATTCCTCTTCTAATGATGGTAAGCCAGTATTAAGCGAAGCTGAGAAAGCACAGGCACGTAAGTTTGGTATGACAGAAGAGGAATGGATTAAACAAGGCGAAGATATGGACAAAGAAGAGACTGAAAGAAAAGGAATTCTTGTTGGAGGAGGTAAGTAATGTCACTTAAAAAGGTTGGAAAAGAACAAGAGACTCCACAAGAGAATCCTAAGTTAGAAGCTAATGACGCGGCATTAGATGAGATTCTTAAGACTTTTGAACCCGCTGGTGTGAATGCTGTTCAATTAGAAGATGATGATAAAGGACCAGCATTTCCAGATACTACAGAAGATACTCCTATTCCACAACAGCGAGATATGTCTGTACACTCTCAAGAATTTTATGACCAACAGGCTGGTTTTGCTCCTGCTATTGAAGTTACAGATCGGAAGGAAGGTTTTACAGGTGCCCAGACTAAGAAACATCTTGATAGTCTAGCGACAGGTAAAACTATTACTCGTCATTCCGATGGTGTAAGACCTGCACAGGAAATTGATCTTGCTCATCTTGATGAATCTATGATTATGGATATGCCGGATATTAAAGCTACGGCTTTCAAAATTATAGATATTCTTGATCCTAAACCAAAAGATAAAGCATTGAGATTTAGGTGGGCAAATTGCAAAAACTTTGTTGCTGGAAATCTTGGAAAATATCTTGCTATTGGATTTCAAGTTGCATCTATAGAAGACATAGACCAGACAAGAACTCCAATAGATCCAAGTATGATAGATGGAACACAGATCAAATGGTATGATGTAATTCTTCTAAAGATTAATGTTATCCGTCTTATGGAACTTTATAAGACGAATATCATTAAGTCAGTTAATAAGTTAGCCAAGGCGAGAGATAAAGGTCTTGCTGAGGCAACAAGACAGTTTCAAAGCGATATTAGTGCGGAGCCGGGTGCTGGTCGTGCTTATAGTCATTATAAGCAAGCACTCGGTAAAGAACCTGTGGAATTTTTTGCAACAGAATAAATAGTATCCAATTAAAGTGAGGTTATAAATGGCATCTTTACTTGCTAATCATACTCCGATGGAAGTTGTGAAAACAACGGACGATACCACGGAATTAACAAATACTGAACAAGAAGCTGCTGGTCAGACTTTCTTGCAAGGTGTTCCTGTACAATTGAATGCTGGTAATGTTCAAGTATGGGACGGTGCTACCATAGTTGCAGGTATTCTTGGTATTTCATTAGAGAATGCACACAACTTAGGTGCGGCAGGTGCGGGTGCTCCTGGACCTTTTACACCTGTTGGTTTCCCTGGTACTGGTGTTACTTTCGGTACAGTTCCTAATCAACCTGCTGCGGTTAATATTCCAGAAGGTGCTCCTTTTAGTCTTGGAATGGTTACGTATGCAGAAGCGGTTGTTAATACTATTTTTAGAGGTCAAACGGATAAGAATACGGGTGCAGCGACTACACCGACTAAAGCGAATATTGGTACTCAGTATGGTATTAGTTTTGATGCTAATAACCATGCTTATATTGATTTCGCTAAAGTTACAGCTGGTGTGGATACTGTTGTTATTATGTATGATCTCGATCCAATTGATGGAAGTATTCCAAATGCACGTATTTTGTTTAAGTTCCTCAAGGCGGCAATGCAGTTGTCTGTGTAACTAAATTAAGAGTTTTTATAAAAGAGGTTATAATATATGTCAATGGTACGCGGTAGTTATGCACAACTCATGGCCCGCGGAGAACGTAAGATATTTGTACAATGGAATGACATGTATCAGCGGGATTTAGAATATCCGGCTGTTTTTAATGTCGAATCCATGACAGGTGCTTACGAAGATGAACTTGAATTTGCAGGTACAGGGCCAACTCCACTTAAATTTGAAAATAGT